TAAAGACAGTAACGGGTATTACCATGTAGATTTAGATTTTAACGGGGAGTATTTACCTCGATTCGATATTTACATAGAAGGAGATGATGTTGATCCTTTCTACTACTATAATGATATAGGAGTGGTGCAGGCTGCTTTTGAATCTAGTAGTTATTGGGTTATGGATAATGGAGTTGAAGTAGATTTAGTTCAGAATACTACTTTTTATCTTAATAATTCTCCAAGTAATAACGAATATGTTCCTACAAGTCCTTCTAAAAAATGGGGTAAGCGTATTGTAGGTCCGATCCCACCTCAGTTTATAGGTGATACTATCACTATCAGAGCAGAAATATATTGGGATGGCGGTTCAAAAAGTAAATCTCAACTATTTGAAGAAAAATTTATTATAGAATAGTTGTTTTTTCGAATTATTTTTATTACCTTCTTAATATTATTAATATAGTTAATAGGAATAATAAATAATATAAATTAATTTAATATATAATATAGATAAATTCTATGAGAAATAAAGTAGCTATAAGCAATAAATTAGATAGAATGGAATCCGAATTACGTAAACTTAATTACAACATAGGAGTTAATGATAAAACAGCTTCTTATACAGTTTTAGATAAAGTAACTACATTGATTTCGGATATCAATACACTATTAAATAGAGAAATACAAGATTAAGTATGTTACAAGCAGAGCAAATTCAAAAAAATTGGGAGAAACACCTAAAGATAGTTGATCACTATATTACCGATCGTAAAAATGATGTAAATTCGATGTTAGAAAAGCTTTCGGATATTTACGTTATGGCTCCTGCTTCTTCTAAGACTTGGTACCATAATGCTTTTCCTGGCGGTTATGTTGATCACGTTAATAGAGTTGTTGAATTTGCTATCAAACAGAAGAAACTATACCAAGAAATGGGAGGTAATATAGATTTTACCGATGAGCAATTAGTATTTTCTGCTCTTTTCCATGATCTAGGTAAAATTGGTGATGGAGAACAGCCGAATTATATACCCCAAACTGATAAATGGAGACAAGATAAGCTATCAGAAATGTATACTTACAATCCAGATCTTCAATTTATGTTAATCCCAGATAGATCTCTATTTATTTTACAAAAATTTGGTATAAAAGTAGACCAGAAAGAATTTTTAGGTATAAGATGTCATGATGGAGTATTTGATAAAGCTAACGAAGCTTACTTCTTCAGTAATGTTGAGTCTTCTAGACAAAAGACTTCTATTATATCTATTCTACATACAGCAGACTTTCTAGCGTCTAAAGTAGAGTACGATATGTGGAAAAACAACGGAGGCTCTTCTACGCCTAAAACTAAAAAAACTCAATCTTCTACAGGTAAAAATGTAAATTCCTCAGAAGGATTAACTAAAATGTTAAAAAATCTCTAAAAATGTTGTTAGTTACAATTATTTTATCTATATTATTAATAGTTTTATTAATTGCTTTACGTAATCTACTAGTAAAAGTAGAGAAGTATGAAGATATAACAGTGGATCAAACAAACTATCTTCAGAATATATCAGATTTGATAAAAGATTCACAAAAGCACCTACAAAGTCTTGATGAAAGAGGGGTATTCCAATCAGATGATGAGGTCGGTTATTTTTTTGAACAAATGAAATCAGTACAAAAAGAGCTAGACCGATACATGCTCCCCGAAAATTATGGCAAGAAAAAGAGCGAAAGCTAATTACTTCACTTCAGAGACAGAACAATACATAAATAAGTATAATAAATCTACCGATCCTGATTATCGAGCTAAGATTTTCACAGATCACATATACTTACCTTTCTATAAATTAGCAGAAAACATTATACATACTTTTAAATTTTACTATACCGATGTTGAGCGTATAGAAGACTTAAAGCATGAGGTTGTTTCTATGCTTTTAGAAGAAAAGATAATGAAATTCGATCCAGATAATGGTGCTAAAGCATACTCTTATTTTGGCACTATTGTTAAAAGGTGGTTAATTAACTACAATAACAAGAATTACAAAAAGCTAAAACAAGTAGGTTCTTTTGATGATATGGAAGAATCTTATGAAGGTAGCATGAACGTAACGCTACCTGGAGGAATAACCCTAAGCCAATTTTTAGATATGTGGGTAGAAAAAACCTACGATAAAATGGATGAGTTATTCAATAAAGACAGTGAAAAACAAATTGCAGACGCAGTCTTAACTATATTTAAAACAAGACATGATTTAGATATTTTCAAGAAAAAAGCTCTTTATATCTATATTAGAGAAATGACAGATTGTGAGACACCACATCTAACTAAGGTGATTTCCATACTCAAAGATGATTTTTACGAAATATACCTAAAGTACCAAGAAAGAGGTAAAATTATAATAAAAGAACTATAATCTATTTATTATAAAAAAAGATATGGATTCAGATAAAGAAATATTTAAAGGTAAAAAGTTATCTGATCTCTTTGAAGAAATATACAATAATTCAAGAGAAACTAAGTCTCAAGTTAAAGGCTTGATTGGAGAGCTTAAACCTCTTATAGAAAATATAGGAGACGCCACTCTTCTTGTGCCTATGATTAAAGAGTATATGGAGATAGGTGTTAAAAATGATGAACATCTAATTAAGCTTGCAACTGTAATTCAAAGACTAGAAGCAATTCAAGCTAAAGGAGGAGATGGAGATATGTTTGACTTTTCAGATTTACAAGACTTATTAGAAGAATCTGAAGAAACTCAACAGGAATTAGAAAATAAAGTAGAAACAGATAATACTTCCGACGAAGTAGGTAATGAATAATGGCATTTAATTTATCTTTAGGTAGTATTTCCTCCAATAGAAGTTCTACTCCAAGCATCGGCTCCGGAGTTACGGTAACTTATGGACGAGTAGTTGATGTTATTTTAGATGAAAATCACCCGGAATATAAAAACAGAGGAGGAGGAATAGCTATTAATGGAGTATTCTACAAACCGCTCTCTTCTAATGCTAGTGAAAAGAGTTTAACTGAATTACCTTTTGCCTATCAACAAGGTGCTCAAATTAAAGTAGTTCCTCTTATAGGAGAGATAGTTAGAGTATCTCCTCTACCGGTTCCTTCTGATAATGATTTTAACGGCAAAACCAGAAGGTACTATACCAATATACTTAATATTTGGAATAACGCTAATAGTAATTTCTACCCAGATGTAGATAATAACTTCGATATAGATTTTACACAGCAAAATAGATTTATTGAATTAGGTAATATAAACCCTATAGCCTCTAGTCCAGGTGATGTTCAGATAGAAGGTAGACAAGGACAGTCTTTAAGATTTTCAGGCGGTAAAGCTCTTTCTAACCCTTGGACAGATGACGATAATGTAGGAAAGCCTTTAATAATTTTAAGCAACGGCCAAAAAGAAACAAAAGAAGGATTCAGTTTAATAGGAGAAGATGTTAATGAAGATAGTTCTTCTATCTATATGGTATCCGATCACCAAGTTCCTTTGGTACAGGCTAGTGAAAAAAGAGATGCATGGAACGATCCTCCAATCAAAGGAGATCAATTTAAAGGAAATCAGGTCATAATTAATGGAGGAAGACTATATTTTAACGCCAAAGAAAATGATATTCAGCTTTCTAGTGTATCTTCCATAGGAATGAATACTGAAGGTACAGTTAATATAGATTCAAAAGACTATATGTGTCTTGATGGCTCTCAAATATATTTAGGTGTTAAATCTAGAACTGCTACTCAAAATAGAAAAGAACCTGTAGTATTAGGTAATCAATTAGAATCTTTTTTGAGTTTAGTTTTAAACCTCTTAGAAGGAATGGCAGATGATATGGCTAATGCAGTTACAGGAGATGGAATTCCTATTCCTGCTATTAATAAGAGAGGTGTAGCTGCAAAACCTACTATACAGGCATTAAAAAGAAGAATAAATCCTAACGGTACATCTACTCTTAAATCTAAAAAAGTATATACTGAATAATGGCTCTAAGATCTCAAATATCAAGAATAGTTGCCAATCAGTTAGGAAATATACAAGGACAGGTTGAAGCTAGAATTATTGACGAAGCGAT